ATGCTCGAAAAATACAACTATCCGTATCTGTCCATCGATCACTTGAAAATGGGACTGATCCGGAGTGGAAATACCAATCTCACACCTGAAGACGATGATGAGTTAACAGGGTATCTTTGGCCAATCGTCCGGGAAATGAGGCGAGGAGCCTTGTTTTATGCTTCTATGTCGATTGTGATGCCGGACTTGAATTCCACGGTGAAGTGGTCGGCGAAGACGGTGATCTTCTCGATGAGCTTTTTGACCAGAGCCTCATCAAACTCTGTGATGTCGGTTTCCTGACCGGCGATGAAGTCCTGCAGCTCCTTGATTCGGTTCATGGCTTCTTCCCGGTGGTGGCTGTCGAGCTCGGATTGTTCCTTCTGGTCGCGGAGCCGGAAAATCTCATCGGCTATGGCATCGTAGTCCTGTTTATTGTTTGCCTTCTTGATGAGCTCTTTTTGCAGTTCTTCGAGCCTTGCCTGAATGCCGCCCGGAGAGAGGGTGTCAGCGCTGACCACAGCCTTGGCGATGTTCTGCTGTAAGGTTTTCAGGAAAATGTCCCGCTCGGTAAGAATTTGATTGAAGGCCTTGACCGTGATCTCTTGTAGAAGGAGCTCGTTAACCGTCCGGTTGGTGCAGTTCATGTCGGCAGCGGTAGGTTCCAGCCTGCTGATGCAGCGCCAGACGATGGATTTGCAGCCGTGGTTGTTCCAGTGGACTCTCCGGTAAAGCTCACCGCATTCGCCGCAGACAATGATCTGTGCGAAGCAATGATTGCAGGAGTAGGTACGTTTTTTGCCGGAAGGGCTTTTATGTACTACCCGGCGGCGGACAAGTTCTTCCTGCACCTGCATGAATAGTTCCTTCGGAATAATGGCTTCGTGGTCGTCCTCGACATAGTACTGAGGAACCGTGCCGTTGTTCCTGATCCGCTTCTTGGTAAGGAAGTCTGTCGTGTAGGTCTTTTGCAGCAGGGCATCGCCCATGTACTTCTCATTTCTAAGGATCTTGTTGATGGTACTTGTGTGCCATTTTTCTTTACCGGCACCGGTGAGAATGCCATCGGCTTCAAGCCCGGCGGATATTTTATCCATGCTGGAACCCTCAAGGTACTCACGGTAAATGCGTTTTACAACTTCAGACTGCTCCGGATCAATGACAAGCTTTCCATCATTGCCCTTTGTGTATCCGAGAAAGCGATTACAGTTGACGGTTACCTTTCCTTGCTGGTAACGGTATTGCAGGCCGAGCTTCACGTTCTGGCTGAGCGACTGGCTTTCCTGCTGGGCTAAGGAAGCCATGATTGTGATTAGCACTTCGCCTTTGGCATCCATCGTGTTTATGGATTCTTTTTCAAAATAGACTGGGATGTTCTTGTCCTTGAGCTGCCTTATGTACTGCAGGCAGTCAAGAGTATTGCGGGCAAACCGGCTGATTGATTTTGTGATAATCATGTCGATGTTTCCGGCCATACATTCGTCGATCATTCGATTAAATTCGTCACGCTTTTTAGTGTTGGTTCCGGAGATGCCGTCATCTGCAAAAATCCCTGCCAGCGTCCACTGCGGATTTTGCTGAATGTATTCCGTATAGTGGCTGACCTGTGCATCATAGCTTGTTTCCTGCTCGTCGGAGTCGGTACTGACCCGGCAGTATGCTGCGACCCGGAGCTTTGTAACCTCGTCCCCGCTGACGTTATTTCCGATTTTGTGTTTTGCCGGAATGAAGGTTACATTTGCCATTACATCGCCTCCGTTTCAATTAAGCTGTATAGGTATTGCGCCTGCATGGCAGGATCTTTGTAGCTTTTTTCAGGCTTTTCAAAGCGGAAGTTTGTCGGTATTACCTGAGCAGGCTTTTCTTTCTTGCGATCTAGTCGTCCGAGCGCTTCTGCCCGGTGCTGTTTTTCTGCTTCGGCTTTATCAAAGGTTTCACTGTCTATGATTGCCGGATAGAAGTCATCACCGAGGTAGTGGCGGTTAGCCATCATCCGTTTTGCACCGCAGTGCTGGATTTCGATGCCGGCCATTTTAGCGGAGGTTTCAAAGGACGCACCAGCCAGGTAAGCTTCATAGAGTTTTCTTATCTTCGTGGCGGCAGTTTCATCAATAACCGCATTCCCGTTTTCAATTCTGTATCCGTAAGGTGTATGTCCCATTGTCATATCCTTTCCGTCAGGCAAAGTCCGCATTTGAGTTCAAAACTGAACTCGGTGCGGTTTTTTACCGTGATTTGCCTGACATGTTTTTCAAAGAGCTCCTCATCGAAGCCGTGCAGCATTTCACCTTTTTCTGCAAAATGCAGAAGATCGGTAGCTGCCGTGACTTTGGAAACATCTGAGGAGACAGTGTTATTCAATGCCTCGATCTCCTTGCGGAAGTCATCCGCATTGGAGAGCAGTTTGTTGGTTTCTGTGTTAAAAAGAATCTTGTCTATAAAACCCTGTGCCGCCAGTTTCTGTAGATTTTCCCGCTGCTCTGTGTTCTTGGCAAGCTGGGTCGTCAGTTCCTGTATCCGGTGAAAAGAATCGTCTGTTGAGCCATTTCTTATGCCTTCGACGTAGGGCTTAAGAATGACTTTGCCGGAAAAGATCAGCTTATTCATCATGATAGTGAATGCCAGCTTCAGGTCATCGTCCCGAATGAACATCATCGGGCAGGCTTCCTTATCAGCAAGGTGGGTATTACAGCACCACGCGACGTAACTCGTTCCTGCTGTGTAGTGTGTCCTGCGTTTGAAGGTGCCGCCGCACTCGCCGCAGATGATCTTTCCGGAAAAGGTGTAGCGCTTCTGGTATTTTTCGCTGTCGGATGAGATGTTCTTTTCTCTTGCATGCTGCTGGAGCATCTGTTCAGCGGCCTCGAAGTCTTCATGGCTGATGATGGCTTCGTGATGATTCCTGGCAAGGTACATATTCTTTTCTCCATGATTATGATGGCGGTTGAAGAATGAATCGGTATAGGTCTTCTGGAAAAGGCAGTCGCCCGTGTATTTCTCGTTTCTGAGAATACCCTTAACTGTGGTGGCGTTCCAGTGTCCGCCTTTCTTAGTAGGCACCTGATCTTCATTCAGTCTCCGTGCGATAGCACTGGTACCTTGGCCAGAGAGGGCGTAGGTAAAAATCTGTTTTATGGTTTTTGCCTGTTCCGGGTTTATCACCATCTGATCACCATTCCAGTCATATCCGTAGGGTGGGTAACTGATTTTGAAGGTTCCTATTTCAAAACGGTTCTGGATTGACCATTTGCTGTTTTCTGAAATGGAAAGGGATTCGTCAGCAGCCATGCTGGACAGGATAGACAGGAAAAGCTCGCTTTCCATCGAGCCTGTGTTGATGTTCTCTTTTTCAAAATAAACAGGAATATTCAGGGTGAGGAGTTTTCGTACCAGTTCAAGGCAGTCTGCAGTGTTCCGAGAAAAACGGCTGATCGACTTCGAAACGATAAAATCAATCTTTCCGGCTTTGCAGTCTGCAAGCATATGCTTAAGCTCCGGACGTTTTTCCTTTTTTGTGCCGGTAATGCCTTCATCGTAATAGACGCCAGCGTACTCCCAATCGCTGCGTGAATTGATGTAATTTTCATAGTGGCTAATTTGAGCCTCAAGGCTTTCGGCCTGTGCGTCAGAGCCTGTGCTGACACGGCAGTAGGCAGCTACGCGGAGTTTCTTCCCAGCGGCCTGCGGGTTTTTATTTTCTTCTATTTTCGTGACTTTCTTCAAAGACTCATTCCTCCTTTCGCATGTCTATACATCACTCTAAAGCGTCTACACATCAAGCATTTTTCGGATATATTTCCGCGAACAGGGGAGAGAAAGTTTCAAGATTAATGTCCGATAATTTGTTGAATTCAGCAACGGATATGAGCCCGGAATCAAACATCGTTTTCGCGATGGCCTGAGCTCTTTTGTAGTTAAGGTCTCCCTGAATGCGCTCCTGTGTGAAATATCCAGATGGAACACTTGTATTATTGTCTGTCATAACTTATCCACCTCCAATTTCCCACTGGAGATGAACAGGTGATTTGAGCGGAAGAAAATAAAAAAAACCTGCGGGTATTCCAAAAAAGGAACACTCGCAGGCGAGAAACTGGATGATGGTTATTTCACTCTGATCTTCCAGCCGACCAGAATCAGATTGACATTTTGAATCAGTGAGCTGTTCATGGACTGGATAGCAGAAACAGTTGTATCGTACTGGCGGGCGATGGCAGAGAGCGTATCGCCTGATTTCACGGTATAATAAACAGGCTGAGGTTTATTATGGACGCCGCATAGCTCGTTCACCTCGGACTGCACGGAATCATAATCATAACCGGCAGCAGTGAGGCGGTTCTTCCGATCTTCGCCGTTGCCCCAGTTCCCAGCGAGCACTTCATGCGCCAGCTCATCAACGGTTTTTGAAGCGACGGGAGTAGGAGTATCGTCAGCTGATTTTGAGTATCCGTTAAACCCGCCGCCAATGATGACTGTCGGGAAGTCCTGATATGACCAGTCCATATCCACACGGCCATTGATGCCGGGAACGGAGCCATTGGAGCTGTGCTGCCAGATTCCGCAGGAGTCTTCATAGCTGCAGGCATCGGCCCACTGGGCGCACCAGTAACAGTAACGCTTGCGGACAGCGTCCGTCACAACAGATCCCGCGAAGGATGCAGAGGTATAAAATCCGGCAAAGTATCCGGCAGCCTCCAGCCTGTCGCAGAAAGTCTTAATCAGACCGGAGCAGAAATCAGTCCCGGCTTCGATCTGCTTCTTTTCCTCCATGTCGAGAAAAACAGGATAGTCAAACTGCTTCCCGGCAAGTGACAGACAGGAACATTTCAGCTTCCTGTACGGCCTCGGAGAAGCTGTCTGCATAGCTGTACCAGTAAGCGCCGACGTGAAGTCCGGCAGCTTTTGCCTTCCTGTAGTTTTCTTCAAAGTACTTGTCTTTTGAGTTTGTACCGTAGCCTGCGCGGATGATCACAAAATCAACTCCGCTGTTCCTGACAGCGTTAAAATCAATCGCGCCCTGCCATACCGATACGTCAATTCCTTTTGTAGCCATGTTATTTTTCCTCCTTATCCGTGTCTTTTTCATCACGGTTATGCAGCTGCTCCAGTACTTCCTTCAGCTTTCCCGGAATCGGAAGCCAAGGTGGGCAGCATTTTCAATCAGGGACAGACCTTCATTCGAGATGTAGAAGAAGATGACTGCCGTCCGCAGGACACCGACCTGTCCGAGCACATTGATGTCGATGACGTTTGCGATGCCGACCAGAATGAAGATCAGTACCTTGCGGCAGATGCCGCGAAAGCCGACCGCCGAGGAGAGCTTTTTGTCGCTGATTGCGCCCATGACGCCGGTGATGTAGTCGCAGATGACAAAGATCAGCAGCGCGATAAGCAATCCGTCGCAACCGCCAAGGAAAGTAGCCAAGCCAGCCGCCGACTGCGGCAAAAACAAGTTGTAACGTGTTCCAGAATTCTTTCATAATAAATTCCTCCTTTGAATTTTTGCATGAAAAAGGCGGCCTCCCGTAGGAAGTCGCCCAGTGCATATAGATTGTTGTTTACGACTGCGTCTCCGTCAGCGTATAGGTGATTTTCATCGTCTTGTCCGCCGTCTTGATGACCGGAGTCGCCAGGTTGTTGATGGTCGCAAGATATGGCGTATACAGATACAGATCCTTGTAGAAGTAATAGTTGCCATAGGAGCAGTAGTATTCCTGATAGGCGAAGGTCTTATATCTTGCCATAGATTTTCTGCCCCATCTTGCATAATCGTTTGACTGGAGATTACGGACATGCAGCTTCGGTTCGCCGTTTAAGTAATACCAGTCGTTAATCACGACATCATCGTCAATGAGGAAGGTATGCAGGCTTGAGCTGTTGTAGGACGCATTGGGCACGACCTCAATATTGGCCACGCTGGTCGTATCAATTCGATAGACTGTATTTCCAATAGCAAACATGAGCCACTTCCCACTTATGCCGATATGACTGATTTCTGAGGTGTTCGCGGGCAGGATGATTTTTTGCGTGGTTGCCTTTTCTGCACTTACGGTATCGAGAAACCATTCGTAGCTTTCGTGATTGTAATAATCCGTGCTGCCGGAGGAATAGCTGTATTTCTGATTGTCCCTCCGGCTGATTCCATACCAGTTGCCATCTGCGGCATGGAACAGATACGGGAAAGCATCGCCGGAATTGTTATAGGGAGCAACCGTCCCGTCCTTGTTCCCTCCGCTATAGGCATACCAGTATGGATAGTGGTTCAGCTCGATTGTTTTTTCTTCCACTGCATCCGTAGCAACTAAGCTGTATGGCCGCTGCATAAGTCTGGCATGGAGATAATCCTCCGATACCTTTCTCAGGGTAACCGAGGTTGAATTATAAACAGGGATCATCTCCAGACGATAACCGTCTTTGATATATGTCCGGTGGTTCTCCTGATAATTGCTCTGGTTTCCCGGTATGTTTGAAATGACGTTATCGCTTTTTAAACGCACAAAGTAATTGCTGTCATACTGCGTTCCTTTGCCAGCCAGTACATTCGTAAGGGAAATACAGGATATTGTCCCGTTCGCCTGCGAGGTTGCAAAGTCCCAGACATATTTGAAACCGCCATCTACAGTTTTGCTTTCTGTAAGGTTTCTGCTGCCGCGCCGGATGTCCTCCGTATTGTTTGCGTCATTGGACGCGTATCCTATGAGCGGATTGTCGAGCGGTGCGTATATATTTGCAGGATCTTCCTCAACCGGATTCTGATATAGCAGGAGTCCGCCCGTCAGCCTATTGTAGATTGGCAGCATCCAGTCCTCGCCATATTTACCGTCGAAGTATTGGCGCTTACAACGTCACGGGTATAGGTTGTGATTTCTGTGCCGTCCTGCAGCTTTCTGCAATTTTCTTTAACTTCGTACATAGCTAAACCTCCTGACATTCTTCTGTGAAATAGCGCAGGCAGTGGTTTTTCCACTTGGCGCGTTTTGATTTCTGATTCCATACCGGACGAGATGCCTTCCGAATACCCAGACCTCTGAGCATTTGCTCATGAGGGCATTTCCGAAAAACAGTCCCAGTTCCCGTTCGTCCGAGCGGCTGTCATCCAGAAAGAAACAACAGATGTGGGGCGATGGGGATATATCCCTGCTCTACGGCAAAGCGGCTGTAGCGTCTTGCGGCGGCGACGTTTCCTTCCACATCACCGGAATAGGGTGAGCAGATGTAGACGATAGGCCGGAATGCGCGAAGCGCTTGTTTTTCACTGCTCTGGATATTGGCCAGTGCTTCTCCCGCAGTCGGGTCGGGATAACCCTCGCCATTTTGATAATCAAGATTCAATTTGGAGTTCTCCTTTCCGGGGTGGATATAGAAAAGGCGTCCACCTCTAATTCCCACTGGAGATGAACACCTGATTTGAGCGGATGATTTTTAATCTTTTTTATAAAAGTCGACATACGCGGATCAGCCTCAATGACCAGTTCATCGTGGATGTGCATGACAATGGAGCAGCATTCCGAAGCGTCTGCATGGCGTAGCAAAGAATGTCCCGGCTGGTCGCCTGCACGATGTTTTCCACGAATTTCGGGCCGTAGGAATCGAACCGTTCCCATTTCTTCGTGCCGCCGACATGCCTTCATAGGTGATGCACTGACCGCCGAACTTGTTTTCACCGATGCGCGGTTTCACATAAGCGAGTCTCCGGCCGGAGGGCAGCGTGATAAAGAGCATCCCGCTCTGGCAGGAGAACACGATGCCATGCGTACTGTTGGTGTGCTTGTTGCGGACAGCCTCAAGCGCCGCCCGGTCCACGTCCCACCAGAGCTTCACGATATTCGGGTTGGACTGCCGCCACGCATCAACCAGCGGAGGAAGCTCGTCCTCGGTCAGACCCATTTCAAGAGCGCCCATCGCTTTGAGCGCACCGACAGAACCGCCATAACCGAGCGCCAATTCCGCGATTTTACCTTTCTGACGCAGGTGCCCGTTGATGCCGTGTTTTTCGACAGGGACCTTGAACATCTGACTGGCGCTGGCGCAGTAAATGTCGCCGCCCTTGGCAAAGACATCCTGCCGCCACTGTTCACTGGCGAACCACGCGATGACACGAGCTTCGATGGCGCTGAAGTCTGATACGATAAATTTGGCTCCGGCTCTTGGCACAAAAGCGGTGCGGATAAGCTGTGAAAGTGTGTCTGGGACATCTTCATAGAGAAGCTCCAGCGCCTCAAATCTCCGCAGCGCACAAGAGCGCGAGCCTGTTCCAGATCGGGAAGATGGTTCTGAGGCAGGTTCTGCATTTGGATGAGCCTGCCGGCCCAGCGCCCGGTTCTGTTTGCACCATAAAACTGGAACATTCCACGCGCCCGGCCATCGCGCACAGACGGCGGTCTCCATCGTCTGGTATTTCCGCACCGACGATTTGGCGAGCTGCTGCCGCAGGGAGAGCGCTTCACCGAGCGGTTCCGGCGCGGTTTTCAGCAGTTCGGTGCGACGGCCTTTTTGCCGAGCGTATCGGTTTCGAGACCGTTATCTGCAAGCCACTGCTTCATCTGCTGCACCGAGTTTGGATTATCCAGTTCGGTCAGCTTTTTCATCGCGGCGAGGTGAGCTGCAGGCGGGACCGGCCGTCCATGTCTATGGCCTGTCTGACCAGTGTCATATCCAGAGCAACGCCACGGTCATTGATCTCCTGATCGAGGTGGTATTCATCCCATACAGATTCCGGTACCGGGAACTTAGCGAGCCTTGCCTGTATGGACATTTCTGTTTCGACATCGCGGGCGTTATATTTTTTAAAGGTGGCCCACTTGTCCGGCGCATGGTAGGGGCGATTGCGGGTGCGGCCGTTATTGGATTTTGTTGGTGCACAGGGTTGACTGAAATATTTGATGAGGTCCTTGCCCTCGCAGAGCTTCTGCTTTTCGAGCCCCAAAACTGCGCCGACGCCTTCCAGAGACAGCGGCAGCCCCATCGTCGCGGTCCATACCATAGAGCAACGCCAGCTTTCCGGATTATTGCTCCCTGCCGCCTGCTGTATGTGTTAGATTGTCAGAGCTCCTTTTTACGGCTTCTGCTTCCCCTTGTCGCGTTCCTTCGCAAGACGCTTGCTTTGCTCACGCCTGTCTTCACGCTGCGGTCAAGAACTTCGATGGAGAGGAAAACACCGCTGATTAAAAAGCCTACCGATAGCTCCGAAGCAGACCGAGAGCATCATTGACTGATATGTCTAGTCATAGTCGCGCCTCCCTTAATTCAGAAAGTCTTCATCGTCATCAGTGACGAAGTCAGACTCAGCACTTGCCTTGCCGCCCAGAGGCTCGCCGTCGCGGATCTTCTGCAGGTTATTGAGGCCGCAGGCGATTCCCTTGTTGCCGGAAGAGTTGAAAGCGTAAAATGTGATGCTGGCTCTGCCGTAAACGCCGGAGTACACTTCGGAACGGGTCAGGATGGGATTCAGATCTGCGTCCACGATACCGGGAGCAGAGGTGGCATTGGCGTTCACAAAGTAGGCATTCTTGTAGGCTTCGTCATCCGGGCGTTCCGCATCGCCATCGCGCAG